AATTCAGTGTGGACAGTCTCCATAAAGGTGCTGTGAATCATCTTTGGATTCATCACCTTGAGTGCCTTCAGAGCAGTCGCCGCTGCCTTGATGTCCTTCTCTTCGGGATAGGTCTCTGCCATATCCTCAAAGAACTCTACCAGCTTATTGTTGAATGCTGTCAGGGCGCTCATGATTATTCTTTTTATTGAAATATTTCTAGAAAACCAGACTCACATCAAATTTATATACGATTTATTGAAGCAGGAAGGTCGGCGTCGCGCTTCTTTCGGAAATCCTCCATTGCATTGTTCAAAGCCCGTGCTTTTTCACTTACAGCTTCGGCAGGTGCAGCAGGCGCCTTTACGGCACCGCCCTGGGCAAAAGCCATGCCATCTAACAGGGTAAAGTTGCGCTCAATGCGACTGGCACCAACACCGTCCTGAATACTGAAGTTATCCTCTATAAATGAGTAGCCGTCAGACCACTTTCCACTGCCGGACATTTCCTGACTGTGCCAGGCATTGGGCTCTTCACCGCCAGTGGGGTTCACAACTTGTTTGGAGGCTTCACCGCCGGGTGCTCTTGTTTGTATAGGCTCCGCCATCTTGCGTCCAGGTGGAGTCGGGTCATACACGGGATTTGAAACCGGTGCAGGCTCTTGTCTTGTCTGCATTTCATTACGGGCAGGCTCCTTGTAGCTACTTTGTTTGGGAACCGGGGCATTTCCCTGAATTTTTCTCAGCGAAAGCCAGTTGAAGACTTTCTCATCAGTCAAAGGGTCAGGCTCCCCATCAATTAAGAGTGTGGGTACAACCTTCAACCAAGATGGTAACTTGGGTCTATTTGGACCAGGGTCAACACAAACAAACTGAAATTCAGAGGTGTAGGGGGTCCGGGCTAATTCCTCAAGAAAAGAGGCGCTGTGTTTGCATTTCTTGCTAAAGAAGCAGGCGTGCTTCGGTCTTTGACTCATTGTAGTTTTGGGATATTTTTGCTTCTATGTTTTAACTACGGTCGCTTATTTTTAAGTCATTGACTGTTAAAATCAAGTCAAATACATATTTCATATAACAACGCCCATACGAAACTTATAAATAAGTCGTGAAAAACACAAAACCTCTGTTTTGAGCACGAAACTATATAAAGTTGATTATCCTCACTTATCACAGAGAGGGTCAAAGAATGGCAAGTAACATCACCTTCACCGAATATACAGAGAGCGGTCCGCAGCTACTGAATAGCGCAGCTAACAAGATTCAGGCTACGTTTCGCGTAGCACCAATCCACGTAACAGTGGCAAACACCATTAGACGGCAGATTCTGAGCGCTGTGCCAACTGTAGGGTTCAAGACGGAGCCGCCCGAGAAGTCAGACGTGTTTATTAGCACAAACACCACGCCCCTAGTGAATGAGATGTTGATTCACCGCATTGGCATGATTCCTATTTCTGTTGCGGACCCATCCACATTCAATCCCGAAGATTATGAGTTTCGTCTAAATATTGAGAATCTTGGCAAGTCGCTTGTAAATGTCACGGCATCAGATTTCACGGTTGTTAAGACGGCTACACCTGACCATCCTGAGACTACAATGGACACAAAGCAGTTCTTCCCGCCTGACCCTATTACGGGTGAGACCCCGTTGATTACGGTTCTTAGACCCCGATACAATATGGACAGCCCTGCGGAGAAGCTGCTTATCAGGGCAAAGGCATCTATTGGAACTGGACGCGATAATATGCGTTATAGCTCTGTGGCACAGTGCTCCTATGAGTACACCTTGGACACTGACAAGAGTCGCCAGAATATGCGCTTTACAACTTGGCTGGCAACCTCTAAGAAGGTCGCGGATGTTGCAGCCATTGCTCCCGAGCGCCAGGCAGAGTTGCGTCGTGAGTTTGACTGCCTTGAGATTCAGCGCTGCTATCTTGAGAATGAGAAGGGGGAGCCCTATGATTTCCGCTTCCACCTGGAAAGTGTAGGCATCTTTAGTGTTCCTACTATCATTGAACGCGGCTTAGCTGCTTGTGAGGACCTTGTCACGCCCTACACAACGCTTGAGACTGACATGCCCGATAACATCACAGTTGGAACACCGGCTAATCGTATGGCACAGGACGATAAGGGAGCGGTGTTTGAGTTCACATTCTGCAAGGAGGAGCACACACTGGGCAATCTGCTTCAGACCTTCCTTGTGGAGCGTCATATTGAGGGCACGGAGCAGCCGCGTATGAAGTATGCGGGCTACCGCATTCCTCACCCGCTGAAGCAGGAGATGGTTCTTACTATCTGCCCTGTGGAGGGCGATGTCATGAATGCGCGTAGGGCAATTGCAAATGTCTGCAAGTTCCTGAAGGGCTACTTTGCCGATGCAAAGAGCGTATGGATGCGTACCCCGAAGGGACCTGAGCCGACGTTAGCACAAGTGCCAGCTGCTGCTGTACAAACAAAAGCCAAGACTGCTGCCAAGCCTAGAGCCACAAAGACAGCAGCCCCTTAAATAAAAAATATCCAAGATTTAGGGATGCAAACGTTAATATACGTAATAGTAATTGTCGCGATTGTTGCTGCAGGTGTAGCCTTAAAAATGTACCCGCAGTTTCCACGCACAGTAGAACGTTTTTCTAGTCCGGCGCTAGCACCAAATATGCCTGCGTGCGTCCAGCGTAACGCGGATGCACAAGCGCTCTTGGCGCTATTTCCACAATGCATGGACCAGTACAAGGCGCCGTCGGAGGATGAGACAGACCGCGTAGAACTAAAACTCATTTTGAGCAAAATGACATGCCTGGATGCGGATGTAAACAATAACGGTGTAGCCGGCTACAATACATTAAATTTACCCTATAATACAAGCCACGATACAGAACCTATTACAAATTTCGTGGGACGCTGCTTGAATGGTGGTGCCCGAACACGCGACATTGAGCTCATTATGGAAAAGTATGAGCGGCGGGGCATAGAACTTATTAGCAAGCTGGCGAAGAACGTGAAATTAAACCCTGAAAAGGCGTTCAATCACTATAAGGCTGTCGTCAAGGTCACATTTAACGCATTGACAAATGCATGCAAGATGAATCGCGCCTCTTTGGACAGACCTGTGGGTGTCAGAGACCCTGGTTATTCTACGCCGTTCAGCGTTGAGAAGCTGGCGCCTTTTGCCCGAACCATGGACTAAGTAACTTAAAAAATAATATCATGTTTTAACCAACTAGGTTCAAATATGATACATAGACCACGTCTTACATCTGCATATTGCAGTTGCAACCGGGCACCATTAACGCGATAAGGACGGAAAGACCCAAAATCTGCCAGATGGACTTGGCGGGCTTGGCAAAGGGTAGCAAGACGACCAAGACCTCATTCCACAGGTACTTGCCGACCAGGAGAAGGAGGAAGAAGATTATAATGAGTGTTAAAAAGGAAACTAACGCAACCTTACCGGAAACCTTCGTTAGCTCCGGGACTTTGTTGTTATCACCGTCGAAGGTCTCTGTAACTAAATAAGGCGTAACGACATGGTCAATCGCAGATGAAATAGCACCGCCTAACATTTTTCTATAATTACGCGATAAAAAATTTCAATAACGTCAAGAATTACTCCATAGCTTGGTCTGCACCACCAGTAGGAGCAGGAGCCACATCACCATCCTTCTGTAGCTTGAGGTCGTGCTTCTCCTCCTCCTTGCGCTTCGCCTCCACGAATTCAAAGATTTTGTTTGTCTTGTCCTCATCGCCCTGAAAGTACTCACTCATGCACTTCTTCATGAACTTGGCAGAAATCGCCTCCTTGAGCTTACGCTTTCGGTCTACGACTGCACCCTTCTGGGTGTTAATCTGCTGGACCTTATTTGCCTGCATGGTCCGTAGAATGGTCTCCTTGAGAGCCTTGCTGGTGCGCTTCTTCTCACGCAGCGCAGTGTTGATACCGCTAATCTCCTCCTCAATGCTAATCCACCGCTTCAATAGACCCTTGAGCTCATTGATATCTGGAATGTCGTTAGGTTGCTGTGGTGCGGACATTTCTTATTTGTTAATAAACACATTAAAGTTTGGGTTTAAACTCATTTTTTTCGCTAAAAACGAACAAAATAAATATTCAAAACTTAAGATTTACTGGCAGCGGCTTGTGTGGCGGTGGTTCTTTCTGCAGCGCTGGTTCTGTCTTTGACTCTGTCTCTGCTGTCTCTGACTCTGTCTTTGCTGTCTCTGACTTTGTCTTTGCTGTCTCTGGCTCTGGCGTCTGCGTGTCTGGCGTTGGTTTCTGCGACCACCAGCGGCGTTATAAGATGCGCCGTCACCGCGAACCTCAAATAACTCCGCGTGTCTATCGGCTGGCACATCCATAGCCGTTAAAAGGGCTGTTGCGGCACCTTCAATTTCCTTAGGCGTCATATCCATTCCAGGAGCTACAGGGCGTGTCAAGTTATACATAAATACGACCTTTGTTGTTCTGACGCCGCTCTTGAACTGAGGTACAGTGACGTAATTCAAGATGTCCATGAAAGAAGTAAAAACGCACACATTGCGCGCAATTCCCGTAACATAAATTGTATCAAGGTTCATTGCAGCCTCAACTAATGTGTCCTTAAAAAGGTCGCCCGTGTCCTCATTCTTTGGTGTAAAATTACCTGTAGCATCGGCAATAACACTATAAGAATCTATAGCAGGGTCGAAGCCCTTGATAATGTTTACAATTTTACCCTTATTCTCAGGGCTTAATTTATTCATAAAACTATCAGCTACTTTAGCGTCGCTGCCCTCTTCATTTTGTAAGCAGTGTGCGGGCCATAAAGTCTGGTCGTGGCGACCCTCAGCTCCCCAAAATCTCTTGCCGCCTTTTTCCTCTGCTGCGGAAAATTGCGCATTTGTATAAGCACCCTTTCTGGAATTAAAAGGCTTTTCCCCCTTTTCTGCTTTAGCGAATGATGTGTGTCCTGAAGGGTGCCAGTCTTTGCTAACATAAATCTGAAGGTCGCTCTTCTTATTCACAAAAGAAGCGATTGCTTCACCAAGTGCGTTTGCCCCAAAACTACCGTTTCTAGAGTTAGTAGTAGCTAATGTGCCACTGGGTGGTAAGAAGCAGTCCTGAACGTCAATAACGATTACGGCTTCGCTAGGCATGTTATTATAATTATACCCGCGAATTTTCTCAGCCTAATGCAGGGAAATGACAGCCAATATTTTGATTGTCACCGATGTCCAGAATTGCTGGATGGATGGAAACAAGCGTACAGCACTTATCAATGAAATTGCGGATATGGTTAACGCAATTCCGTTCGATTATTACGTTCTTAGCCGCGATGTTCATCCGCGCAACCACGTAAGTCACATGGTCACAACAGCGCCAAATACAACCAGGGTAAGGCGCAAAAACGGCACACAGAAAGCTATGAATATAAAAACTGCCTACCAAGGTTCACCTGCAGTGGCTGCACCAGGTTTTGAATCGGTTGACCTGACCGGGGGTTTATGGACGCCGCATTGTATAGAAACAAAGTACAAACATATCGGAACATGTAAGCCACGCGTTGACCAAGGTGAAGTTACTATAGCAAATGCGACACAAACTGATAATTGTAAGTCAGATGATACACTGGTCAGCCTTGTCCCGAAATTTGCTAATCCCGATATTACGATTGAACTAGCCGATGATGCAGAGAACCATTTTAATGAGCCGAATAAAGCAACATACCAAGTAACAGTCACAAGCCTTCCTCCCACTAAACCCGTAATCCAAGTTCTTAAAGGACAGCTGTGTAACTGGGATGCATATTCGGCATTTCAGTATCATATCAAAAACGGCATGAATCAGAAAAGCGACCTGAGTCGTTCAACTGGCTTGGCAGAAGTCATGTTTTCAAAGGAACTGGGTATAACAAAGTTCAGACCAGATGCAAAAAAGGTCAATATTGTCATATGCGGTTTTGCTGGTGAATATGCTGTAAAATACACCATGTCTTACGGATTAAGTACAGTCATTGATGGGTTAAAACAGGGGCTACAAGGCTACACAAGCGGTCGCATTCGTGGTTATCCTTTCTTAATGACGCCGGCTCCAATTCCGCCAGTGCACTTCATTTACAGCGCCTATGGAACGCAATTCCTACCCCGGTTTCAGCAAATAGCTGAAATTCGTAATACGATTAAGAGTACTGCTTCCCATAAGCCTAAGTCTGTTAGATATAGCATACTATTACCACCACAAGAACAACTTTTGGACAGCATTAGCGTTGGGGGCAGTGCCAATTCGTCTATGAGGTCCGTTACCGACGCGCTTAAAATTACAAAGGTTGGCGGTGGGCAAAGAAAAACTAGAAGGCGTAAGTAGAATAATGGAAGATTGGGACCCTTTAACGGCTGACGTAGTTAACTCTTTTCAGGGCGCGTTCGGTCCTCCCACAAGAGGGCATTATGAGGCGATGCGAATTGCTACTGAAGCTACTATTAAAAACCATCCATCTGGAAATATATTAATGTTATTTATGCCAACTGCTGGAGGCAGCTCAAAACCGCATTTATTTCCTACACAAGCTAGCCGCATTGAAGCATTAGAACTGTTTTGTACAAAACTAAAAACGCAATTTCCTGACCAAAGAATCAAGTTTGAGCCCAGTAGACTTGAATATGAACTTTACGCTGACCCAGTTAATAAAAAAAATACAGCAACTATACTAACATTAAAAAAATTACGTGAAGTTTATACAAAGGCAGAAATATCAGTGACTATGGGTCTAGATAATATGTTTGATTTCGCTTTTTGGGCAGAAGTTACGACATATGGAAATTACACAAAGCCATCTAATGAAGAGCGAAAACCTATGAATATTTACGTTTTAAAGCGTGATACAACTAAAGAGGACCAACAGAAAACATTTAGTTCTGATGAGATGAAATTAAAATTGAGAATTGTTGCAGTTGAAGAGGATAAAGGTCTTATACGGTTCAATAAGTTTGCATCTTGGAATTTTGGAAAAGCGCTAGCTGAAAAGAAGAAAAGACAACAAAATAACACAATATCAGATTCTGTACTTATAGAGTCTATTACGAGTACAGAAGAATTTAAAGATACAGAAAGTCTTAACCAGAAGTTATTAGATAAAGGTGCCGCAATCAAAACCTCTTTAGAAAACGATTTTAGCTTTATTTTGATGAGTGAAGCGCCGCCTCCTACAAGTTCGTCACTACTTCGCGGCGCATTATATAAATATTATGTCGAACCGCCAAATCATACGTATCTAAAACCGTTGCAGGTACTGATAGGAGATTGTTTTAATAGTGATGATAGTGAAAACCCTTGGTTTAAGAATTTGAACGAAATGAAGGCTGCAGCGCCGAGTGAAATAAAAATAAAAGATGATTTAGAAAAAAAATCTGCAGCTTTTAACAATGATTATAGTATGGCGTTTGGAAAAAAAGGTGGCTCCCGCAGAAGCCGTAAGAGCAATCGCAAGAACAACCGCAAAAGCCGCAAGAATAACCGCAGAACACGTCGCCGCTAAACAATAAACCCAAATATAAAAATTAAAACACAAATGTATTAATTTTTATAAACAAATAATTCAACTAGTTAAAATACAGCTTCAAGCGGCTAGTAATTTTCGTGCGGCAAATATAGCACGTCATTAAATTCTTATTGGAGCACTGTAAGCAAAAGGTGTGACCACATGGAACAAACGCTGTCTTGACAGGATTCTCCATACAAATCACGCACGGACTACATTCTGTCGGCTCATCGGTTCGCTTAATAGCACGCTGGCATGTCAATACAATGTCCCTATAGACGATAAAACGCTTGCGCGCAACCACAAATGCATCAAACCGTTCCTTGATTTTCTGGTCCTTGAAAAATACGGACATATATTTATTAAATGAACCATATACGTCCAAAGAGGCGTCATTAATATCAAGAGCCAATAAGTTATCAATCTGCTTTGTTACTTTCGTGAATTTAGCAATAGATTTACTCAGCTCTTCATCTGCCTCAAATAGATTAAAATACGCCGTGTCATATTCTGCATTGACCTTTTTTAGCGCATCCCTAAATGTTACCAAATCCATACCTATGTCATCTGTAAAAAAGGACGAACCGCTAATATCAATATCAACATCCTTGAAAAAATCCTTGGAAAAACCATTAAAATCATCGCGATTCAAAGTCGCAGCCAAGTCCTTAATTTTCTTATACGCAGTGCCCTCTGGAACGGGCTGCAAAAAAGACTCAATCTGCGCTAAATGTCCAGCGGCGCCAATCATAACAATCTTATTTTTGATGTTGTTATAGCACATTTTTGTGCGATTGGTATCATCCGCTGTCTGCTTATTATTATCAACCAACTCACCTTCAATAATATTCATGGTGGCGACTGATAAATTCTCCATTGCCACACTCATAGAAACAAAATCCGCAGACCCAGAAAACTCCCCATCCAAACCAGCCCCTGATGTGTCCTGCGCATCCGCAAAGTTAGCAGGGGAAAAGTATGAACCATAACCATTTTGTGACCCTTCCATTCTACACTCATCCGACGCTTTGAGTTTAAATGGTGCGCGTTAAATAAAATCCTAAAGTAGGGATGAGTGACGCATCAAAAGATGTTCACAAGCTTCTAAAGGAATTAGAAGGCAAGCTCCATGAATTGCCGATTCATTTATACATAATGATATGGGCAGTCACGGAAATGGCACAGCGCATGAAAATAGACGAAACGAACCCGCGCTTCATAGAAATCTGCTACCCATTTACTAAGGTCCCGCTTTTTACACAGCAAGAGGCAAAAAATCTGGAGGACTTATGGCTCAAAAATATAAAAAATAATCCCGAATTATTCAACGTGCAAAAAGGTGGAAAGACCAAATCAATTGCCGAAATCAAAAAAAAAGCAGAAGCCGCAGGTCAGGCATTAGCCACAGGCTTGAAGTCACTGGACCCTAATTTAATATCACCAGATTATTTGTACCAGTACTCAACGGAACTATTTGACACCTTGGATTCTAAGCTAACAACAGCATCAGGTGACTTTGGCATCTTGGCTCTAGAAAATACTATGGTTGTTGACCCTGTAGGCGTTATACCAACGGTGCCACCAACACCCTTTCCCATTCCAGGCAAAAGCATTTTTCCAGTGATAAACGCAGTTTTAGAAGCGCTTCGCATTACCTGTGCAATGATGTTTCGTGTGGACCCGTGGGGCTTAGGACAGGTTGCGCGCATATTATTAACTCTTGTAATGACCTGTCTGGATTTAGCCCGTGGTAACCTATACCATGCTATATTCACTGCCTTTGGTTTTATGGGTAATAACCCCATGTATATTGGTATTATCTTGAAAATAATGCGCGACGCAATAATGTTAATATCACCGGATTTACGAACAGACCTTAGAGACCTAGTTTTCAAATCATCAAAGAGTTTTATATTAGGTTTCGCTATTTGGGCATTTACAACGATGTCACCACAGCTTGTTAAGAAGCCGATTGCGGCAATGTTTATGTCGGTAAGCACAACGCTGGACAAAATGAATGAGGCTTTAGAAACATCCGAAAAGAACCTTGATAAGGGACCCTTAGGAAAGCTAGCAACAATTCAAATGCCTAAGATACCGATGGAAAAAATTCCAGATGTGAATAATCTATATGCCTTGCGCGAAGCCATAAGGGAGCCATCGGTCTACTGTTCTACAGATATCAAACCACTTCTTGACGAATTAAGAGGTGTACCGCCATACGCCCTGTTCTTTGACCTTGCCTTGATTCCCAGACCTGATAACAAAGACTATCCTGAACTATGCAAACCGTTTCTAGGTAAGAAGTTAGAAGATAACGTATTGGCTATTATTAAGGATTTGAAGCCTGAAATAAAACTGATAGAGCCTGAGATACCTGGTTCCGCAGCAGGCTTGCCTAATGTGTCACAAGTTCCATCTTTAGGAAATGTTCCAGAGCTGGCAAAAGAGGGTCCTAATTTGTCAAAGTTGAAAGCACCAGAGGGTCCTAATTTGTCAAAGTTGAAAGCACCAGAGGTTCCTTCTATGCCAGAAGCTAAAGGAATAAAAATTCCTAGAGTTAAAAGATCCTTAAGGGTGCGTCGTTAAAATTCCCAGTAAATATACAATCCCGATAACAATGGAAGAAGCCATTCTTAAAGAAGATATTGAAACTATCAAATATCTTCTTGAAGCCGGTTATGACCCTAATTCTAAAACGCAAACACAGACACCGCTCATATTCATAAGTAAGAACTTAGAGATATTGAAGCTGTTATTGGATTATGGGGCTAATCCGAAGCTTCCTGACGAAAATGGATTTATGCTTGAAGACTATCGCGATGATGATGAGACACTATCGCTATTAAGCAAACCACGTAATGTTATTATTGTTTGTGAAACAAAGACTATAAAATACAACGAAACGCTACGACTGCGACGTAAAAGAGCAAAGACGTTTAAGGCAGCTAAAAATTAACGTAAAGCTCTTTTACTAGACCGTGTCCGCCGCGGGCACTGATTTAGGTGGCGTTTAATGGTACGTCTTACATATGGTAGGCGCCCAAATACATCATAGCTTTTTTCGACTGGTATAAGACAAACATTGTCGCCTTCACTTATCGGCTTGCCTTTACAGAAGGGCGTGGCTTTAACACCGCTGTAGACATAATAGCAAACGTTTTCATAACTCATGTATTTTTCTCCAGGTAGTGGTGTAGGAAATAAATTAATCATAAAACGTAAATAATCACCATATGACGACTCTTTAAAATAAGAGTTTAAATTTGTGCATAAAAGCGCACAGTTCTTTTTTAATTTATAATGTTTATAATCTGACTCATAATCCATATATTCCCCGCCTATAGGTGTATTGTCTAAAACACAATAGCCTTTGTGAACAGCAACGTATTCATATAGAAATCGCGTAAGGTGCTCCTTTTTCTCTCTACCCATAAGATTAACTGTTACATTATATAAATCTGGAAAAGCGTTTTTCGTATCTAAACACGCTTTTTTTGACAATAAAGATATTTGATGACTGGGATTAAAAAATTTAAATTTCGGTCGTCCAAATTTTTCAATGAATAATCCGACTTGCGAAACTACATAGTAATTACTCCACATATCTTTTTTTGGTTCTAATGATTTAATATAACCCGCGTGTCGTAATTTTCCAACACCATTTTCTATCCAATCGGACATCTTCATTTTCTTAGTGACAAACATATCGCAATTACAATATATAAATATGTCAGAAATACCAGGAATTTCATGGATACAGGCTTCAACTGCATAGCTACCGTAAAGAGGTTTGTTTTCATTAAGGGTCTCTCTCTTAATTTTGATTATTGGAGGCGACAAATTTTCTGCTGTGGTTTTATCAAGCCAATCCGGGAATTGGTTATCCCATGTAACAAGATATATTTTACGTAACCAAGGCATATTATAATAAAGCCCTCTTAAACAGAATCGGAGTTCATCGCGGCGCCCAACGCGATATAAATCATATGGTTTTTTTTCACCAAAATCCTTATTTCGTTGGTTAATGTAAGATTTTTCAGATGTATCAAGCCATGTGACTACAGCGTCCATTCTACTTATACAAATATTAAAACCAAAAGCTCACGCTTTCAAGCCCGCAATCTGACTAATCATCATAAAATACTCATCGCTAAACCCATAATGGCAGCCATTTGCCTCTTTCTGTTCCGGTACCCGTCGTGATGTAGAATTCTTACCATGTAGGAAACTTACAATAACACCCTCTGGAGGAACCTCCATAGTGTCAGCCTCCCTACCCTGCAAAAATGCCTCTCCTTCCGCAACACTGACATCATTGGGAAATTTACGCGCTTCCCAGAAAGCACGACTAAAACACATGGATGCTTCACTAACACGTTTACAAGGAGCTAAATTCAATGGTGGTACATTGATAGCCGATATGTATTTGGTAATATCATACATTGGCAAAGTTGAACAGTATACGCACCCCTTTTTAGAATTCAAGAGCCACAAAACGCGCAAAATTATGGAGCCCTTAGGATAATGGTCGTCGTCATCCATGAATGCAAATACAGAAACAGCTGGTAATGCAGTCAAAGCGGCTAAACAGCCCCTATTGCGCTTCTCCCCTATTGTTAACCGTTTGCCGCTAGATACATATTGGACTTTCAAATCGGGCATTTCGACTTTAATTTTCTCCACATTGACATCAACACGACCCATACCGTCACTGTCGTCAACAATGACCCAAACCAGTTTATCACGTGGATAGTCACATGTCTTGATGTTACGAACAGCGTGTGCAAACCACTCAGGGCGATTATATACCAGCGTTACAATTCCAACAGTCGGTATGTCATCCTTAGCTACCATACGTGGTGGTACACATAGCGCCCCCGCCTTCTTAACTAAACCTTCAACCTTGGACCAAGCTGCCGCAAATTCACCCTTAAAATTCACGTTCATAGAATTTACAAATTTAGAAATTTTGTCCGTAAAATTATTTTTGAATTTATCCGTAAGTGTAAGTAATTTCTCCATTGCATCGTCAAAATTAGACTCTCTAAAATTACGTGCCATGTCCAATTTATCAACAAGTAATTCTGCGGCACCGACCGTTGAAATTCGCCCAGTGGAACCAAGAACCGGTGACCAAATTTCATTGTAAGCAGGTATATCGGACCACAAAGGAATTGCACCGTAACTTAATGCCTCCGCCATAGTGTATCCGAACCCTTCGGCTACTGAGCAAGTTACATGGTAAAGGCATGAATTCTGTAATTCAACCTTCTCAGAATTTGACAAATGTCCAATCTTATAGGTAACATTAGGTTTTTGAGCTAGGTCTGTAGAAAGTTCTGAGGACAAGACAACAATTAATTCTGGATAATTCGGCTTCCAGAATTTAATTACATCGATTGCCGCAGCCCGTTTATTAACGGAACCACCAACTATGTAAAGAGCTGTCAGCTTCTTTTTATTCGTAGGAATTACGTTCTTTGAATTTATAGGTGGACAACACCAACCAATGTAAGAGCCGCCGCGCCCAAACAGACCCTCCGCATAGTGGGTTCTATAAAAGAAGGTAGTACTGGGCTCCTTAAAAACCCATGACCATTCATCCTTGTACCACCACTCCTGGTTAGGAATTACAACATTGACGGCAGCCCAAGGATACGCGACCCTGCAGGGCACCTCCAAATAGATATGAACATCACTGATGGTGGGCATAGTACCCTTACCAACATAGGTATGTGGGTCCTTGTGTTTTATATTGAGTTTAGAATTCAATGAACGCAGGACTGTTTCTAAGATTCGTGCATCTTGTCCTAAACCGTACTGTTGACTTCCCGCAGCCTGACTAAATATTACAACATTCAATGGCTGACTCATTTAATGTTCTAATCCATAGCATATTCTTAAGCCACTGTCTTCACTGTCTTCACTGTCTTCACTGTCTTCACTCTGCGTCTAGTCTTACGAATATAAGCGGGCAAATAACGTTTCAGTGTATTACGTAATTCGTGGGCTGTCATATTTCGTCGCACATTTTTTCCTGAAAAATGCATAATAAACGATTTATCAGTGCATCTGTAGCCTTGAAAAAAATACCAAGGAAAAATCTTTATTGCAGAACGGTATTTAGGCAATATAGTAGCAACAAAAGACCCCTGTTCATAAGACGGTCCCGCCCAACTGCCTTCGGTAGTCCACTTATTATTAGAAAAAGACCAATCTTTGGGCTTATATAATTTTAACCATTCATTCATAATTTTATTACCTACAGAATTATTCAGGACCAACCATACACCCGCGTTAAACACGCCATTCCACAATGGTGCATCAGGTGCGCAGTAAAATGAATGTTCTTTACTCACTAAATTTTCCAATAAAATGCTATCATCGCTTATTACTGCATCAGCATCCAGCCATAATACACCTTTATAGGAATGTAAATGTTCTTGAACAAGTTTCACTTTTATCCACCATGGCGGCAAATCATATTCTTTATTAATAAAAATATAGTCATAGTTATGTTTTTTACAGTAGCGCTTAGTTTGTCTTTGTAAGAATTTATGGCTCCTATCTAATGGACGATTATCATATTGGATAATCAGCCAGTCTGCCATTATTTTATGGGAATAAAATAGATATGCCTGTCCAGGAAAAAGGGCTGGTCCGGGACCTAGGTTTCATAGAATGGTCCGACCCATATGGTGATTATGACGATACTGACGGACAAAGGTACAAAGAAGCCGCAAAAGAGGAGGGTGAAATATTTGAAAAGCAGCTAAGCGTGCTGCCAGAAGACCATAAAACTAAATGGCTGAACGCATTCAAAGCCCTTCCGAAGTCATATGGTGTCTACTACACATCTAAGTGGCATAGCTACACCTTTGAAATAGGTGAACACAGTCGCCTAATGCCGTCATTCAAGGTCAAGCGTGATAACAAAACGGAACTAAAAATGACAGAGCTCAGAACGGTTGTCATAACAAAGGAGTTTTTATTGAGTATTCGCGACCTGTCTGAGGGCTTTGAACGGCTAACGCTGGATGTGTACGATAAAAATCTTCACAAAACACTATCCATAAAAGACGTTGCTGACACAGCTGCAGCAGACGCCTTAGATATTTATTATAGCAAAGCTGAAAATATCTACTGGTACAATGAAATCATGGCTCTAGACATCAAAACAAAAAAGAGCCGGCGGATTTACAAGGAAAAGGATAAGCGCTACGTGTTAAAAATCGATAAACCAGAAAATCAAGAGGATGTTTTTGTTAAGCGGGTCTGTGCTATACACCAGGATGTTGGTGTAATAAGAAATAACAAGATTATATGGCTATCTAAAGGCACTGGAACTAAAAAAGCGCTAACACATAACGTAATAGCACACGACGGTCATTTTTCCAAGCAAAACAAAGACGTCCAATATCCTGATGGCTGGAAATTAGTAGACGGGCAAAAATACAAGGATGGCTTTTTATTTATTTTTACAAAGGATGTGTATCATGCTTTATGGTTCTATAATAATAGCTGGACTCAGCTAAACAATAAAGACACAGTATGTGAAATTAAGTTCAGTTTAACAGCGGATAAAATAATCGTCGGTTATCCAAATAAGCCTGATGCTGTATATTACCTTGACGATAACGCAGACCTTATTTTGGAAAAAACCATTGATGGACCGACCTATGAATTGAAGTGTGGTTTGACTGCGACACAAGTACCGTGGTTTGCAACCTATCCTGTAACCGATAAAGTAAAGGGCATCGTAATCTACGGCTACGGTTCATACGGTATGTCAGTGCGAAAGCAGCAGATGCGCTTATGGACGCCATGGTTAAAGCAGGGATTCGTAATTGCAAACCTGTGTGTGCGCGGCGGCGGTGAAAATGGCGATAACTGGTGGGATGCGTCAAGAACAGCCCCGCGCCGTCACGTAGGTGTGACAGATTTTGTAGATGGTGTATTGTACCTGCAAAAGACACTAAACTTTGACAAAACAAACACAGTGATTTATGGACGGTCAGCAGGCGGCTTCCTAGTTACAGCCGCAAGTCTGCAGCTACTGGACAAAATCACTGTTGTCTATGGCGCCAAGCCCTACACGGATGTTTTACGCACAACAACAAATCTGAAAGAGCCGCAGACCCTACATGAGAGTGAAGAATTCGGATTAGCTTATAGTAACCCTGTGGACTTTTATGAGACGCTCAAGATTTCACCCTATGAGAACATAGAAACAGCAGAAACCAATCCAGTGGTCCTTTTAACAGCAGGAACAAACGATACAGAAGTATTACCATATATGCCAATAAAGTACGCGAAACGGTTACGGGACCATAAATGGAAAAATGTCTTATGCCGCTTAGCAAAAGGGGAGGGACACTTTACGGACCAAGACAAAGAGGCTGGCGAAGCCATGGACGGCGCCATCTGTGAGTGGTTTATACAAGCAAGTGGGCAAACTCAGGCAAAGTCAGTAGCTTCTGTACGCACGAAACTAAGCAACTAACATCGTGGCGTGCATTATGCAGCGGCGCCCCACTTACATCATAAACAGTATCAAAGAGTTTCGCATACAGTTCGCTCAACTTGGGAAACTTCAAGTCAGCAGAATTCTTAAACGTCAAACCCACATATTTCTTAGTTGCTTTCATAGTGCAAACATCCTTCTTACAGGACCAGAACTGTGACGGGCTGCAGGTCATAATACCAGTATCATAGAGTCGCTGAACTTCAGCCATGATAGCGGTCTTATCAAATGTCATATTATGCGCAATTACAGCATCGCATTCAGACATATCAGATTGTAGGATTTGTAGAACATGAAGCGGGTCCTTGCCGAATTTCTGAGCAATGCTCTCCGGAATTTGATGTATGCGTTCTGCCTCTGAAGACCAGGTCTCCCTGACTTTGAGAAAGTGGTCCTCTTCCTTGACAATAGCCCAAGACGCGCTATTAACAATAGTCCAGGACATCTGAATCACGTGACACCACATCTTTGTCTCCGTGTAGGGTGCGTATTTATTCTTTGGAAGTCCGTTCGTTTCGGTGTCAATAAATAGTAGTTTCATTTTACTTATCGTGCTTACTGAAATGTAGAAGGTCATTTTTTTCTCTATTGTTATTATAAAGAGATGCCTAATAACCCTGCTGCTGTTGTTAGTGAGAAGAATGTTAAGGAGGTTGCTGAAACACTTTCTACAAAAGCCGGCGAAGCCGCAGGAAAAGTAACTCAATTGGCAACAGCTATCGAAGGACTTGCAAAAAATCTTAAAACAGCTGCTGAGACTCTAGAAGGTAAGAAGGAGGCTGTTGTTGAGGCTGCTGCTGCCGCCAGTGAGGTTGTGGCGGAAAATGCTAACCACGCCGCTGGCACGCCAGGTGGCGCCCGCCTAATGGATGCCGCCCGCAAACTCTTCGGCAGTACCAATGTTGCCATGGTTGGCGGTGCCATGCGCAGCCCTGCCTTAGTTCGCGCTTTGGCTAGCGGCGGCGCCCGCCGCTTCTTAACAGAGACAGTACGCCAGATGAAGAGTTTCTCTAACACAGCCCGCAAGACAGCCAAGGCTATGCGCGGCGGCGTGTTGAGTGCCAGCAGAATGGCAAACCAGGCGTCTAGAAAGGTCGGCGGCGTTGTTGCCAGTATCAACAGCCAAGTCCCCGAAGCGGTTAACAGCATCAACTCTGTCACATCTCAGTTCGGTGGCATGCCCTCATTACAAAGCCTCCCTAAGATTGGCTCTAAGGTAACAGCTTCAATTCGCGCGGCTTTCAAGAGCATAGCTAGACAAGCCGCCGCCGTTGCCAAAGCTAAATCCCACAGACGCCGTGTAAGCCAGAAGACAAAGCTTGGCAAGCAAGCGGGTGGTCGCAAATCCTCAGGCTTCCTATCCTCTTTCTTCTAAGCCAAAGCTCAATATAAAAATTAAGTATTTTTGAAAAATACGCGATTTTTACTAAAGACGTTTCACAGTCCAATCCACTCATGCTTCTTTTTCCCTTTTGCTAAGCCGCCATTACACGGTGCGTATGACATGCGATGAAACGGTGTTACACCATGCGTCTTCAAGCCGTCCATATGCTTTGCAGTTCCGTATCCCTTATTGGACCGCAGCCCATACTTTGTATCATAGTCAGGATTTGTATCACATACGGATAGAACCCAGCGGTCCCTAGCAACCTTTGCCAAAATAGACGCTGCAGCTATCGCAAGAAACTTGGAATCACCTTCTACAATTTTATAGACTTCCGCATCAGGATTTGTTTGCCAAGGCTTCCAGCAATCGCCGTCCACAAGAATGCGCTGAACAGGCACTACAAGTGAATCTAGAGCCTTATGCATGGTATTTAAATCTGCCTGTAGCACATTCTCCTCATCAATCTGTGTATTTTCACAATAAGCAACTGCGTAGTCCACAGCACACTCCGTAACATAGTCATAAAGAATATCGCGCCGCCGCTCAGTGAGCTTCTTAGAGTCCTTGATACTCATCAGCTCAGCACCATTGTCAAAGAAGCAGTCCAGCTCCGCAGGCAATACGACTGCACCAACGTAAAGGCGCCCAAATAAACAACCGCGCCCCGCCTCATCTATTCCCACCTCAATTTGGTCATCGTGCAAATAACGTAAATCATAGGACATTTTACCCTAAATAAACCAAAAGCAACCACTCAATTTTATATTAAGTCATCAGGAGACCCTATGAATCCCGGTACAACTATATTTATTGTTATCGGCATAATTGGATTAATGCTCTATGCGCTAAAGGCGCTAAAGGCGCCACTAGAGGCATTCACGGGCAGTCCATTGGACGACGCAAATTCACTATTAAATGTATTTGGCACCCCGGATATTATGAACAGACCGAAGGTTCCTGCCGCAGGTAATATGGTAAGTATAGAAACATCATCTGCGGCGCCAATTCCTTCGTTAAGTGTAAGTGCAGCCGTTCCTCAGGTTACAGCAATACCTGCACCCTTGGACCCCACACCAAATGCGCCTATCATTCCACAAATATCAGTAACAAATAATGCGCCTTCGCAAACAATATCAGACAGACAGGGCGCAGTTCTTAAAAGAACGGAGGCTTTTGAAGCAAAAGAGGCAATAGAAGAGGCTTTGGACGGGCGAGCTCCTAGAAGAAAAAGACCTGTACGTAGAATTATTAAAAAACAAAAGTGCCCACCAATGCCCGATATGTCATTGTATATCCGTAAGGACCAGATACCATGCTGGGGTTGTGTATTAAAATAAACGTGCAAAAAAATTCATCTCTTGACGTAGAGCATGGATAATAACACAAAGATAATATTATTACTATGCTTAATAGGCGCATTAATAACATTTTTAGTTTATAATAAGCAATCCATTGAAAAATTCACAAATCCCGCAAAACCTGTAAATCCCGACGACATAGTCATAGGCTCCTTAGAATGGGTGCGACCGATTGTGAAACAGTGCACAGATAAAAAAGGCACGGCAACCCTAATTAATGTTGAGTTAAGTAAGGTTATGGAAAAATCTACGGTTAAGTGCTTTACGAAAGGGAAATTTAATTTAGAAGCCCAGTTCCAAAAACCTAATACAAAAACAATTATGACCGCCAAAAATGATGTGGTTGCCGAATTATATTCCGAAAAGGACGGCAAAGGACGCCTATTAGGGTTGATACCGAATCCAAGCGGAACAACATTTAATTATTCCAGAGACAATATGAACGCAAAGTCTATTGTTGTAAAGAATCGTGCAGACTATACATTGGATGAACTAGATAAATTAGAGTATGTATTACCACCGCGCCGCTGGTTTTGTACAAAAACTGGTAAGACATGGTCACCAGTACTAAGAACCGAAGTTTTTGGCAACGTAGAAGAGGATAAGCGTCCTGTAAAATGTGATAAAGACGGACACCCGTATTTTACTGATGACAAGGCAAAGTTTAAGATTAATCAGGTGCTAGCGACCAAGCCGCAACCTTAAATTATAATCTTATCACAGGGAGACCAATGGAACGTCATACGGTTCTTTTGTTAATAGCAATAGTGATTTTTGCTATCTTATTTTTCATGTGCCACAGCTATTTCACATTGCGCTATGAGGGTTTTACTGGTGCACCCAGCCAACAAATGGCACAGTTACCAAAGCCCGAAGGCGCAAGCACAGTACCAAATACAATGCCCGGCGCCGTCAGTCGCGACCCTACTGAGGCACTGGCATCGTACAAAGATATTGCGGCACTACTTGACGTAATGAAGACGTATAATGCAATGTACGAAAAGTTCCTAATAAATTTGGTGAAGAAGACCGACTATACGCAACTACACACAAAGTCAATAGCCTACTCAATTAAGCTACAAGCACAAATTGATACGGGTAAAGTTGTAGACTCATTGAAATTTGTAACTGATGAACGTAAGAAATACGAAGAGGCAATAAAGAGTATAAACAGAAATGAGCCACTCTACAAATCGGCAAACATGAACAAAGCCAAACAGGTCACAAAGAATTTAGTAAAAGACTACGGTCCTGTGAAGGTCACCGATTTGGAACACACTATCAAAAGAGCTAAGAATGAACAGAAACGGATAGATGATATTCGCTCAGAGGCACCCGATTTCAAACAGCGCTCATTAATCCTAGAGAAGATTCAACTTGATTTGCAGCAGATGGTTGACAAGATTAAGCGTAAGGATATGAAGGAGTCCGAAATCCCAATTAATAAATCCGAACTCAAGAACTTCTTAGTCGATGTGGAAGACCCTACATCTATGGTAAGCCCGCTACCAAGAATGAGTCCTGCGGAAGTACGCAAACAAATGAGCAGAAAGGACCCGTTAGCCGAAGAAAATAAGATGAAACAGAAGCGCAACGTTACAGCAAACTTCATTGATTATCCTGAAGACCGCAAAATCATTCGCTTTTTGGAAAGCGTGGACCCATCAAAAGCTGTAGAAGGATTTACCAGTGATATGAATGACGGCGGAATGAGTGATATGGAGGCGCAACTATATGCGGAGGGCTTTAAAAATAAGGAGGAGGAATTTGAAGATGAAGAAAAGCCTGCATCAGGATTTGTTGGTGATGATGAACATTTTACACCAAGCAATAAGTTAGACAATTACGCAGATTATCAGTCACCTGTAGAAGAGGGGTTCAGTAATTATACAAATAATTATATTCACGATAAGGAAGACAGAGATGAAGAATTCAAGGTAAAAGATAAGCCACCAAAGACTATTGAGATTCCTAAAGAATACAGAAACGCTATAGCAAAACTCAAGTCGTCTATGCGCGATTTAACATGGGATATGAATATTGGTGTTGGGTATGACCCGAATGTAACAATTCAACGCCGCGTTACAGAGCGCTTGAATCAAATTTCGAATGAAATAGAGTCAGGACGGCTTAACAAGGAACAGCTGCGCGGTAAATTCATGGAACTGGAGATTCTAAAGCAGCAGCTAATAACCTATAATCGTCGCAACATGAGCGCCTCCCAAAATGAACCATCTATGGCGGGTGAGGACAGACCGTATGCATCTGCCAACACAGCTGACAATGAACCTATTAGCAGAGCGGCTCCTGATGTAGAAGAACAAGAGCAAGCAGCTGTAAAAGGCAACTATCCCAAAAAGGCGCCAAAGGTTGTGCAGAAAATCGTCTCCTCCATTGAAAAACCCTTAGCATCGACCGATTATAGAATTAGACCTGGATATGAAATGTCCTCTGAAGAAATAAACCAACGCGGCTCTAGAGCCAGCTTTGACCCTACATTAGTAGGCGGACCGAATTATAAAAAGAACGTCAAGTTTCTGTGCAGTCAAATTAAGGCGGCTGGCTTAGGTGACCCTAAAGAGTTCGGCTGTATTGCAAACCAAGACACGGATGTGGGTCCTGAATATTCATGGAAGGGTAATTACAAGATGGTTTGTAGCCGTTTAGGAAACGCTTGGGGTGAATGGTACCCCGAAATGTTCGGTTGCCCTAAGCCAAACACATCTCATAGCCAGATACCCAAAATTAATAAGGATTGCACTGCATCAAAGCTACCACCATTGGAGCACCCACCCAAGCCATCTTGTGGCATCGTCCAACCTTAACCGTAAATAAAATACCAATAATAAATAGAATGAAATTGTTAAAATTTATTATTGATAATCCGGTTTTATGGTATGTGCTCTTTCTTCTTATTAGCTTAATTATTTACTCTATATACCTTTATGCTACAGCTTTCAAAAAGTCGGTGACTATCACACAGAAGAATCTGTATGCTCAAGGAAAGTATACGAATAATACTGTGGTAGATGAAAATGGTAAAGTTTATGCAATAACAAACTTATTACCTGTCTTACATTTTACAGCGCCCGAAGTATGGAATAGCATCACTATTGGTAAAACATACAATGTAAAGGGGTACGGTATTCGTATCCCCATTCTTGGCATGTATCCGATTATTGTTTCCACCCAAGCGTAGATACTTTTTTGTTCATAGAGTTTAGGGATGAAGAACTCAAGTGGGTTTTCTTATACGCTATCTGCGTTCACCATTATAGCGCTTATCGCCTTCTTGGGTGGTTACTATTTAGCAAAGGCTAAGCCAACACATGAAGGTTTTGCTAGTGGTGGTTCTTGTAATGTCTGCCAGAAGCCAAAGCGCAAGTGTGGTTGCCCGTGCAAAGTGTGTGAAAAGCCAAAGCCGCAGTGTGCCTGCAAACCAAAGTGCCCGGATTGCGGCATGAAAAAGCCCAAGTGTGGTTGTGGACGAGCCAACGTGATGAAGGATACGGGTCCTGATTGCATGAGTAAGGCAGTGCCCCCGGCGCCGTGCCCTGTACCCGACCCGACAAAATACGTATTGAAGTCAACTGTGCCGCCATGCCCAGGACTCCCTGACATGTCGCGTTACATGTTGAAAACAGAATGCCCATCCCAACCTGACATGTCCAAATACGTATTGAAGTCATCTGTACCTAAGTGCGCGCCGTGCATTAGCACATGCTCTAAGCCTTGCAAGATTGGCGAATGCCCGCCTTGCCCTAGACCCCGTTGCCCTACACCCAACTGCCCTGAGCCCAAGCCCTGCCCTGCCTGCCCCCAGGTTCAGGTTGCGCCATGCCCAGAGCCAAAGGTGCAGTGCAAGGCTGCGTACGAACCGGTACCAAAGGTGCGCCCTATGTTGGCATCAACATCACAGTTCGGTCTCTAAACACCAGGCAAATATTAATTACGCTTATCAATGATAATAGTAATTAATAGTAGGGACGATGTCAAAATTGACAATATCGGTACAGGCAGTCACAGAAAATGTGGAGGCTGGTTTAAAAGCATTGGGTGACTTTAAAAGACTAAATTTAACTAAAGCTCCTGCAAGCGCTAGCCCAGTAAGCAACATAAGCAGACCTGGAACACCAGCAATGTCAAGAGCCGAAACGCAAGTATGCAAAACAGGTGTCATCACAGACAACTACGCGGACGACGTTATTAATGCGATGAAGGAATGTATAAAAGGTCTTGATGAGGAGGCGGCAGATGATTTAGATTACGGCAAAGACCCGAAAAATCCCAGTAAGCTAAACAAAATATTTAATAATACTTTGCGTAATTACATTACGCCGTTAGTAGGTGACCCAAATAAACAAGAAAGACAGATTCCCAAAGGTGAATATTTTAAATTATACAAGCCTACAAAATTAATATTGACAGGTACAGCCCAAACCGCAGCGGGTTCTACATGGGTATTAGACCCTTCACCTAAACCGTCATACCTTGAAATAAAACTTACAGTTGATAAAAATCCTACAACAAGAAAATACAGTAGAATTTCTAATTCTGAACCTAGATGGGTTAATCCCAAGGGTGGTGAGCGTGAATCTGCTCAAACTATCTATTACTTTGCATTAAAGCAGTCAAAGACTCCTTTTACTGATGAAGAACCGCATGAACCTGAGGCAAATGCTTCAAATAATGGAGCAGCCAAAAAACAACGCAATAACGCCGCCGCCGCAGAAGCGGCAGCCCAAAGAGCCAGTAATGCAGCCGCAGCAGAAGCGAAAGCCGCTGCGGCTGCAGCAGAAGCAGAACGCGTAGCTAGAGAAGCAGAAGCCGCTTCCAAAAAACAGCGTAATAATGCTGCAGCTGCAGAAGAGGCAGCTAAAGCCAAAAAAGCTCTTAATAACGCTAAAGCAGAAGAGGAAGCAGCTGCAGCCGCCTCCAAAGAGGCAGAACGTGTAGCAGAAGCATTAGCCCAAAAACAACGTAATAATTCTCTACACGCTGCAAGGGTGGCAAGTTTAAAACCCTCATACTGTAGTAAAATAAAAGGCGCAAATGCAGCTACATTAAAAGATATAGATCGTATAAGGCGCTCAAGGGGCTTTACTTCTAGACCTCAAACTGGTAAAGACACTAGTCGTCCAGCTACTGGTTCTGACGAATGGGCACGACAGTGTCAAGTTTTTACTCCTTTTGAACCACAGAAGAAGGGTGGTCGCCAGACGAAGAAGAATCGCCAACGACGCCACACAAGGCGCCGCCAACGGCGCTAACCCTGTGGTCTTTTGCCGCGTCGCCTGTGATACAAAGAACAGCTGAAGCGCGATTTAGCGGCGTCGTAAAAAGCAGCTCAGTCGCCGGTCCAGGATTGTAGACAACTATCGAAAGTGGTTCAAAATCCGTGTAGGGACGTGACTTAGATGATGAGCGCTCCCCATTAATAAGCTCAATAACAGCCCGCACCCGTCGCAAAACGGGTGGCAACTTCTGGAACTTCGTGCGCGTCACATGTTTCCACATCCATTCAAACTGCAGAGCTGTCTGCATATCGGGAAAGCGTCCCACAGTACACACAAGTGTCCAAGTATGTCCGCATTTTACGGCGCTACTGGTATACTTTGCGCCACCCTTGATTTCACAGTTATGTTGACGTATGCGATGCGCCATATCAATCGTCGCACCAATATAAGTAGCCCCCGAATCTTCGCGCGCTAAACAATAACAGACCCAGGATGACATCTCTACTAGACAATACCACAAATCTTTATACCATGCTATATTAGGGAAATGGATACACGTTTCTGGGGTCCTGCCGGCTGGAGATTACTTCATTTATCTGTTACAACCCCACTAAATGAACGCGTCTTTGACAAAATAAAAGAGTTTTACTGCCTTTTGCCGTTCGTTCTGCCCTGCAAATTCTGCCGTGAGTCCCTGTCAAAATACTATTTGAAGCGACCTGTACCATCAGAATATGAACAAATGAACCGCTGGCTCTACGATATTCACAATGAGGTCAATGATAAGCTGCGTTCGCAGAACCTCTTAAAAATACCGAATCCACCGTTTGAACAGGTTCAAACGGAATATATGAAATGGTCTGAAAGCCCATGCGCGCCTTCAACGATTTTGGGGTGGGACTTCTTATTTTCAATAGCTAATACAACGCCGTCTAAATCGCTTCACTCATCACCAATAGTTGGTGCGCCAAACAACCTTACCACGCCAGAGCTCCGTAATCAGTGGAATACTATGGACTATAAGGAGCGTCAACCATTAGTGGAAAAGTGGTGGTCCCTGTTAAAACAGGTCTTTCCATACAAACCCTGGTTAAATGCATGGCTCAAGGGAGAAAAAGACTATGGAAAGGCGCCTGTAAAAGACGGTAAAAAAGCAGTTTTAGCGTGGCTATTTAAGGTTCAAAAGGCAGTCTGTCAATCAATGATGGAACAGGCTCCCCACAGTTCATTTAGCGGTTTATGTAAAGAGGTCAGCGCCTTTTCATCAGGTTGCGGTAAAGCAAAGACGAAGGCAACAAAAACCTGCCGTGCCAAGAAATCCAAAGCGCGCGAAACCTTACGTAAGGAGCGTAACCGGCGGAACAGCCAATAATTGTGACTCCAAAACCGAATTATAAACGGTACCTTGCCACTTCATTTTCCATACTGCAGCACAAGCTAGACTGTTTGCCGTATCATCATCGTGACCTAGCACTTTGAAGCGTCCAAATAGATTTGCTGCGTGCCAAATATCATCACTATTCCAGCAACGGTCAATCTCAAGAGTCACCCGGATATGACGACCATTACGCAAAATCCACATTATTTAACGTTAATATATAAAGTTAACTAATGTCATTTTTTTGCAGAAGCGCGCTCTATAACAATAAAATATATAACATGAATTAGAAATATGGCTGCCCCTGCTCCTGTAGAAATTGCCCTGTATGTTGGTATTGCGCTAGTGTTAATGTGGGTTGTTTATCGCCTATATGTATCTTTCTCCATGAAGAAGGAGGGTTTTGCCAACCAGTCCAGTGAAGGTATGTTCTTCACTATGTACTACGCTGACTGGTGCGGTCACTGCCAAAGAGCCAAACCTGAGTTCATGAAGCTGGGCTCTACACAGACCATCGGCGGGAAGACGGTGTCAATGAAACTGGTAAATCCTGAGACTCACCCTGATGATGCGGCGGGTGTTGACGTAAAGGGTTACCCAACGATAATTTTGCAGAAGGGTTCAACGATGGTGGAGTATGCGGGAGAGCGCACTCAGTCTGCGTTCCTGAGTTTCCTGAAACAAAACGCGTAAGCCACTCATCTGCAGTAGATTTACCTATAGCAAAGAGTTCGGTTCTATCTGCGTCGTTGACAGCCAAATGCCATGCAGGAAATCCACGCACATTAAATACAATAATATTCGGTGAATTAACATGTTGTTTATTCCCCGAACTGGACTCCCTAAAGTTAAGAATTTTAGGTATAAATTCCGTTAGTGATTTAGGCTCCTTAGATACGTCATAAATTTTGAAGTTAAAACCAAGTGCCTCCTCTCTGTCCTTATCAGACGGTAACAGTGTCCATGGAAAATTGGCGCCAATAGCGCCATCTACGTAAAGGTGATTATTTATGGGATTACGAAAGGGTCTGTAAAAGAATGGCAGTGAAGTTGTTGCCCGTAATGCATCAACAAGTTTGAGTGTAGGAAAAGTGTTACCATCCAAAACAACCATCTTAGTATCGGTTAAATCGGCAGCAGCAATATGAAGTCCTGGAACCTCTTGCAATGTATAATGTGATGAGCCCGGTTTAATATTTTCAAGAAGCTCTTTCATATGTTTTGTAAATGCTTCACCGGAATCTAACCCCCATTTTTCACTAAAGGTGACAATATTTGTTAAATCAATGTCCCGAAAGCGGGTAAAATCAAGCTTCTCAAAAACTGCGCGCAGCTTTGGAAGGGGCGTCTTTAGACTCAAAAAAGTCGCCATAAGGGCTCCAGCAGAATTGCCCCAGTAGTGTGAAACATCATTTAATAACCCTGAACGTTTTTCACTAAGATGTTCTAATGCTCCCAGGAAGCTTAAGCATCTTGGTCCTCCACCGGCAAACACTAAGTGTTTTGGTATAAGCATTAGTCTAAAACTCTTGACGCCGTTTTAAGCGGTGATTAATTTTTGACGGTGAGGAAAAGCCTACGTAAGAAAATCTTGTAACGAACTAATGAGCAATCCACCTAAGTTGGATCCGGCATCATTGTATTCCGAACAGGAAAAACGTGATGCCCTAAAGTTAAAAACTTATAATAATATCCTTGAATCCGCACATAACAAAATTAGAGTCAATTCGCGTATGCCAAATAATGACAAGTCGTTGCTTTTTGTAGTTCCGGAATTTGTTATAGGGGTACCTAGGTTCTCAACCCGTGATTGCATTTTGTATCTTGTTTGGAATCTACGAAATTCCAAGTTTGATGTGCAGTACTATCATCCGAATCTGTTACATATTTCATGGAGGAAGCATGATACTCAATATCGCGAAGAGCGTAATCCTATAGTTCAGATGATGAAGGTAGCGCAAGATAATAGTATTAGTAGCGCAAATGCCGCTAACGCAGTGCGAAATACAATAGTAGAAGCGACCAAACCCGCATTGAAGAAAACAACCCAACAATACATGCCGCCCGCCAAAGAGGATACAAATACAAAGAAGGTCACATTTATCTAGACAAAAATCGCTGCTGCACCAACTGATTAAAACTATGGTTCTTATTGATAAACATTATATCAACTTGTATGGTAAAGTTATGTATTTTATGAACATCGCTAATATCATACGGAATAAATCCAATGCTATCCATAAACTTAATATGCTCTAAGAAACTGGGCACACCTTCATTATACTGACCGAAATAGGGTATTTCAAGTATAATAAAGTCCGCTTTCTTAGCAATTTCAGCAGCGCCTTTCAAGATTGGTATTTCAGCACCCTGACAGTCAATCTTAATTAGGACCCTCTGTAAATCTGCCGCATCAAACATGTTATCAAGCATAGTTGTGCGCCGCATGATAATTTGGCAATTGTCAAAACAGTTCGTCTTTTCTCTATACATTGAATCGCCCGTGTTGCGCATCTGATACCACTTAACCTCACGCTCCTCCGCATCTAATACAATACCGCAATTCACGTTGATACGACTATTACCAGAAAAGCGACCAAGCTCATCGTATTCTATCGCCTCAAACAGGTGATAGACTGAATTAGGATAAATCTTTAGTGTTTCAGCAGTCCAGTTTCCACAATGCGCTCCAATATCAAAAATTATAGCTGGCTCATAGCCATTTTCTTTTAGCTTCTGAATGCTCTGAAACATTATTACAGTATCAGATGAAAGCAGCTTTATGCCCTGCTTGATAATAATAAGTCCATTTGGGCTTATTATTATAAAAGCGGTCGTCTGACAGTTAGCCAGACGCCCCAAGCTATAGAAAGAATGGATGAGAGTATCCGCCGTGCATTGGTGTAACCGCAGCAGCAGTTGCAATTGAACCCAGTGCCTTACAACCCTGTTTTAATAGCAAATCTAACATCAACAGGACAAAAATGCCAGTCATTACAAATAAGATGATTTCGGAGTGGTTTGATTCTGTGCGTGATACTTCTAGTTGGTCAATCTTGCTGAAAATATCATCAATGCGTTTCTGTAGTTCAGGTGTCATTGTTGCAGCCGCGCCAATAAGCGTAGTGGGATTGTGTTGAGAATTTACTGATTCCGGATTTACCATGCCACGCTTTTCATCACTATTAGATTGCGGTGGTGGTACACGTCTGTAAAGAGTGGAATAACCATCAACAGAAGCGCCGGGAAAGGGTGGAGTTTCGGTTCGCGGATTGGGTATTTTATCAATAAACTGGTCTGCCCAGTTTGGCTCAAGCATAAATGACTTATCAAAGCCCGGTTCATCGCCGCCGCCATTCGGATAGGGGAAATAATCCTCCCCAGGGTCATTTACGCCAATAAGATACGATGAAATGCTTGTTGTAGTATCATTACGTGGCTGTTGTCCCAAAAGTTCTGCAGGTTGTTTGTAATTATGCGCCGCCCTGTCAGGTTCTATTACACTGGGCTCTTGTGGCGGCAAAGGTGAGCGCTTATGGCGTCGTGGTTTAGTACGACCTTTTTCACCCTTTCCTGGTTCCTCAAACTGTTGTCTAGCTTGCGGCAATACAGAATCTGATATTGTCGTTTGAAATGCTTCTTCTAAAGTACAATACGACATCCTCCGTCTTTGGAAGAAGTTCCCCTAATTTGTTAATGGTTTTGAAATTGAGAGACCAGCGCAAATCCGGGGCAAAAATGTACATGCTGTGAAATAGATATGAAGGCGCCACTGTGGCTTCCGAATGTAGTTTTGTTTATTGGTGTAATTTTACTATCGCTTAATTTTTGGTACATAATGCTTGTTCCAGAAAAGAAAAGAAGGGAGGGTTTTGATACAAGTCAGGTTGCCAATCTAACAAATCAACTAGTATCTAGTGCATTGACAGTTACTACAACAGAGAAGGTTCCAACTGATAATGAAGGTGCGCAAGCATATAGAACAGTTCTTTTATATATAAAATCAAATACATTAAAAGGGCTCAAGGTAATAAACGATTTGAACACACGTGTGTACGGTTCAGCGCCCCCAGTTCCCGATTCATTTGACCCACGTACAATAATGGACGGTTTTGTAAATCCAATTACAGGCATGTGAACCCAACAAAATTATAAACATCTGCTTTTTCAGGGAAATGCAGGCAGGAGCAACATCACCGGCACTAAATTTAGCACCACCTCTTACGGGTTATAACATTATTGCTCTGGTATTAATCGTAAGCGGGTCATTCATAGAAATGCTACCCGACGAATATGAGAAACATTTTACACATCCACTAGTTTTTATATGCGGAATGTTTATTTCTGCATGGCTGGCTTCTATCAAACAGATTCCTGCAGCATTTGCTCTTGCCTTTTTTTTGGTAAATCTATTACGAATTATGCCCAAAAAAAAAATTAATAAGAAAGTTGTTACGACAATAACACCCGGCGTTAAGGAGGGATTTCAGCCCGCGGGCACAATAGACTGGGTTACAACGCATAAGAAGTGGTTTGTTGAAAAGGTTCTAAAGGAGAAGCCTATAGCGATTCAGGAAAAGGAGGTCGCGACGTATCCTGTTCAAGCGTAGACTTGACATCATACATAAGACAAGAAATAGTTCAACTATTTTTTGTCACAAGGAAGAACAGAGAGACATTATGTCTGGCTTTTTATATATTGAACTTGGAACAATCCTTATACTGGGCTGGATAGTTGTCTGGTTAACATTTCCGTTTGAACAACATTATGATGAAAGCCTACGTGCATATTCCCGCGAACCTGCGTTTAGAGTATTACTGGGATTATTATTGATAACAGTATCTGCTTTTAGCGTTCCTGTTGGATTATTACTTTTCCTAATTACTTTCTTCTGGATTGCTGATATTCATTTAGTTTCAACGGTCAAGTTTTAGTTGCTTAAAATAGGAGCGACCAAATGCCGCGAAAGGCTAAAACACCCCGTCAATCGTTTTTTGAAGTTGTAGGCGGCTCTTATAATGGGGGAAATAATACACCTGGAAACAATACACAACAGCAGGGTCATGCCTATACACAACAGGGGCAGCCTGTTAGTGCGGGCTTTGTGACACCTGAAATAGATTTACTTACAGGATTTGTGACCGCGCTAAATGGCAATCCTTACATGATTGGTGTTGCGTATCTATGTATTAATTTGGGTGGTCGTTATTTGAGTTTAGAATTAACAAAACAACAGGAGGCGTTTCTTGCTCATAAGGCGTTACGCCCGATTATTTTATTTTCAGTATTATTTATTGCTACAAGAAATTTAGCAGTTGCATTTTGGTGCACATTGGGCGTTTTGGCAGTTTTATGGATATTTGCAAATGAGAATCACATTATGTGTTTGATTCCTGGCTGGCGTTCTCCAGGGGATTCTAAGGACCATGATGCTTCTTATGAATCGAATATGAAACTATTACAAGGCAAAAATCCAGAACCGCCTGCAAAAACAGAAGAGCCAGCTAAGCAAGAGCAACCAAAAGAAACAAGCGCAGCTACAACCACGACATAATAAGATGCACACTTTTTAATAAGATATTGATAGAAATATCTTATTAAGAAAAAGTACCGGTCAGTACAAAAGTATGAGGATGCGCCTAACTTCTGTACGTTTAAACGCGCAGGTCAATTGTTGCGCCAACCGCCTGTGTATTTGTCTTACGCTTACCACCACGTGCTCCAGACTTGCGCGCCGCAGCCTCTGAGCCATTCATTGTAGTTGATGTGTAAACGCTCTGATTATCATCGTTATCAAAAGGTCTTGAAGGGGGTGTGAAACCTACAACAGGAGGACCCATGTCCTCAGATTCAAATGCCTTTAGAATATCTTCAACGCCAGTTGGTCCAGTCATTGTACGGCGCGCTGTCTGAATCTGTGGGCTTGGCGGTGCAGAAGGTGGCTGCTGCTGCCAGCTTTCAGAGTTGTTTTGCTGCACAAAAGCCTCTGGCTCAGGTCTCATCTGTTGCTGCTGCTGCTGTTGTCCTTGAGGCATGCCCATACCAACAAAGTTCGCGAAGCCAGGACCAACCGCCTGTGTTGCCGCTGCCTGTGCAAACTGGCGTGCCAATTCAGGATTTTGTTTTAGAATGTCATTCATGCCAGGCATCTTAGACTTGAAGAAGGTGTTTGTAACATGGCACATTGCTGCGCTAATACCAAGAGTCATAACAAGGCGGATTTCTGGTGCAACCTTGCTTCTGTCCTTATATTTGTCATATAGCTCCTCAAATATTTCATCAAAATCCTCCTGGTTCTCATTTACGGACTCTGACCAGCCGTCCAGGTTAACATCCATAGGATTGAACTTCTGGTTCAGAAACTCCAAGCCAGTAACGCAGGTCAGCAATGTGCTACGCTGAAATTTGATGCTTGACTCCAGATTGCGACTGTCAACAAGACGGGCATATTCGGTCTTGATTTCGTCCAGTGAATTAACCATCGTCATACGATTACCCTCAATTCCCTTGCTAGCAAGGCGGCGAATCTTGTTGATAATAGCGGCTTTCTCAGTTGCCTCTTGTTCAGGAGTCATTGAGGAAACCGCAACGGGTGCTGCCGCAGCTGAACTAGACGAAGAAGCAGAAGACGAACCAAATGAATCCAGAGAAATTGCTGGAATTTCAGCAGGGGGCGCTTCAGAAAAGCGGTTAATGCGAATAGTATCAGCGCCAATGCCTGCAGGTGTTCCAACAGATACAGTTTTTTGTGTATCGTCAATGTTGATGAAGTCTATGCCATCTGAAATAAATGATGCCTTAGGGGGGCTTGGTGCTCCACCGCCAATATTAAACGTCGTGCCACCAGGGCTATAGGGCTTAGCTGATACAGATGAAGGTTTGGGGCTTGCGCTAACCTTATTTTGGTTCGCAAGCAAATCCATGTCAAGATTGCGGATTCCGTTGTTGCTGTTGCCTATGTCAGATACATCCAAGCTGATGATGTCATCAATATTTGCAGTATTTGCCGCGAAACTCTGTAAATCAGAAAGGTTTATGCCGGGATTGCCTTGATTGCCACTCATACTATTCTGTTTGTCTTACAGTAGGCGTTTAGGTGATTTTCTTTCTCTAAACGCGCAAGCACATCAAAAGTGCATCTGCCAAATCTGACTTCTTTTTCTTGGAATTGAAAAAATCCAACCATTTTTTGTGCTCTAAGCCTTTGAGTTTCTGCAAAACAAGCAGCTCAGCAGTGTCCTTTCGTGCCTTATAGTTGCCGCCAGCATCATCAACAGCAGTCTGCGCCTCCTCCGTTTTCTTAGAGGCATGAACAAAAACAACATCACCTTGCCAGCCTTTTTCAATACGAAGGCGATGGGACAGCAACGTAAATAGTATAATTTGGACAGACTTCATAGTCGGAGCATCAAACACGGGCTGATTTTCAATACGAATAGTTGCGACCTCTGAAAATGCAGCTACGCGACTATCTAGGAATTTTTCAATAGCCAACAGTAAAACGCTCAGGTCAGTTTTCATGGTACCTTTTGGTTTAGTATAGGGCATTAAGAATGCCTTTTTAATAAGTTCCAGATAATCATCCTTTTTGGCTTTCTTTGGAACAGTCCAGCTCATTTTTTCCGCAAATATCTTGAGCCCTTTTACGTTTAGTTCAACATCACTAGGTAAGCCTTTTAGCGTAGTCTTACCGCTCTTTGCGCATTTTTTGCACCACATATTATCGCTTATATCCGTCCAGCTGGGCGGACCACCGCAAACACAGCGACTGGCACTCTGTGAATCGCTACCAGCAAGTAAATCGTAGTTGTCCCAATCGCTGATAGTAAAAGCCGCTCCACTAACATCGGCTATGCAGTATGCTAAGTTACGAATCCCCATATCAAAGCTGAGTATCTTAGGCATTTTAACTTTAAAGAATAAAATACATTTAAATGCTAAGAGCTAAGTTCCAATAGAATGGAAACTCAATACAAAATCATGGCAAAATATGGTTGGTCTGATATACATTATAGTAATCCATTTTTACCAGGTGAAACGCCAATAGCCGATATACCAGGGCGGTGGACTATTGGTGTCAGAACCGGACCTAACCATGATACGATTTGCATCAGACAGTGTTTGACAGAAGCCGATGTTCAGAAATATAAGTCACCGCATGGGAATTCTATAAATGAAGCGACACACAAATCGATATTATTGTATGAAGATACACAACCTGGGGCACCAGAAAGAAGTAGCTGCAGAGTCAGGCCTTTTAAAAATCTGCTATTAAAATAGGAATCATGCCAACAGGTAAAACTATGCGTGGAATCGATGCCAGTGGTGCAATAGTAATTGTCTATTACAAAGACAAGGGTGGACCAGTATTTTTAATGGGGCAGGAAACAATGTACTTGACAGAAACAAATAAACTAGGCAAGTTTAAATCTAAGGAGCACGAAGACGTTTATGCAGGATTCTTGAAGAAGGGTTCCATGAATAATGATGTGGATATTATACAAGCTAGGCGTAAGTTCACAGGTCTTTGTAAAGAGTTAGAAGTTTATACTAAGACACATGTGACATATAGCGGGATGAAAAATTCTAATTCTAAAGCTGGTTATATTTCAGCTAAGCCCCGATGCGTGTCAGATAAAAATAAAACGAAATATGGTTTTCCTAAAGGCGGCTTTGAACAAAACGAAGATATGTCCGTCGATGACGCAGCAATAAGAGAATGCAGACAGGAAACATCTGTAGAACTTGATATTAAAAGGCTGGCAGAAACAGACCATTTAATCGCATCAGGTAAAGATTCATACTACAAACTATATTTGTATGAACTATCAAAACTGGAATATGATGCAATTCACACTCTACAAATATTAGAAAAACGCAACGCGGATTACGAAAATGAACTTCACAATGTTTGTTTTAAACGTATCCCTAATATGGACTTTAAGGATTTTTTTATAAACGCCATATCAAGAGTAGCTTACGAAAAAATAGCCAACGAAATTAAAAATTCTGCCGTTGGTGGGGGGTCTAAAATGAAGGGGCTCACAAGAAAAGTAAAATCAAAATACGTAAAAAGTGTGCTAATATCTTCACGGAAAAATACTGGCAACTGGTTTAGCGTGGTTTTCAAGAAGTAGTCAAAATTTACTCATGTCTTGAAGCGACGAATGTTTCGTCACTTTAAAAGTTGCAATACAGCTCTCTTCTACCATATTATCATTATAGTAGTCAAATAGGGGCGGATAATCGAACCGAATATACTCTTCAAATAGTGTCGGCGCTTCTAGAATCTTCTTGATAAGAGATGATTCTACATCATCGTCGTAATTATAATACGTTTTATTGTCTCCTATGAAGAGTTTTGGACCGGCGCTCATCATATCTATAATTTTCACATTTGGGTGGTGACCACAACAGATAAGAACAGAGGCGTTTTTAATATCTAGTACACAGTCCCTATCAAGGTCGTTTGGAAAGCGATTATTCTTATAATAATACACTTCGGTACCCCTTCTTGGATGTAAATATATCTCCAGATTAGGATTGGGTGAAGCCATTCGTCGTTTATACCCTAAATTCTTCATCTTGTGAAATAGTTTTTGACTAAATTCAGGACGCTTGAATTCTTCACATAGCGGCGAAGAGCCAAATTCAGTAAGTGGCTGTGAGTCAATATAAATAAACCTGCTGATATTTCTAAATAATAATACAGGGGCAAAATCTAAACCCGCGCCCACATAAACAGCTGTTCTGTGCTGAGACATTTATTACTTTATTAGTATGTAACGCGGGTTTCATTTTTTACTGACGACTGATAAAAACCGACTTAAATTAGTGCACGTTTGAAAGTATAATGCCATTTGATTTGGAGGGAATAAAAAAATACATAGAAGAGTGCAATATACAAGTTCGCGGTATATTACACGTGGGCTCTAAGAGCGACACTATTCAAACCATATATAATTCTATAAATGTTCATGACAATAATATAATTTGGGTTGAATCGGACAAAATTAAGGCTGCGCGAAACATTGCAAAGGGGCTGCCGAATTGTTTTACAACCATTATAGACGAAAAGAAATATAATACATATAAAAGTACCCATGCGCCATATTACTGTCCAAAATTATGCTGTATAGAAGAGCCACAATTAATTATGGAGGAATTAGAAATTACAGAGCGCTTAACCTTGAATGAATTTATGGAACAGAATAATTTTGACCCTGCAGAATTCAATGTCTGGAATTTTGACAGTATGGGTTCAGAATTTAGAATTTTTAGAAGCGCATCAAACTTGCTCAAATTTGCGGATGTCATTTATACAGGCGTAAATTCAACGGAAGTCACAAAAAAGAGTACAGTAAAATCAGAGCTTGATACACTCCTCAAGGCTCATGGATTATGCCGCGTAGAAACAATCAAAAATGAAGATAATTGGTGTATGGCTCTGTACATACGAATCTGATTAACGGCTAGAATAATCAAAAATTGATAAACCCGCTTACTAAACTGGTTTATCAAAAATGTCTATTAACCTAAGCCACTTTCTTCTTGATGAGGATAGTTTTATGCGGATGCGCGACAACGGTGTTTACGCCCCTGATAAGGAGTACAGTGATTATCGTATCTGGAATCTGGAGTGCATTGCCGCACTTACTGATGAGGAGCACAACTGGATGGTAGAGCTTTGCCGTCGTATTAGTGACAAGAAGATTCGGCTAATGGATGAGGAATCAAGTGTAGTATTTACAGCCGCCAATATTTACTTTGACAAGTCTAAGAACCTGGTTATTACGAACCCACGTTAATTCAAAGCCGACAAAAATTGAAAAGATTTACGCTAGTTTCACTCATTTTTAAAATGCAAAAGGAAGAAACCGCTTGCAGTTGCCCCGCCTGCTATAAGCAGTCTATACGGGATTTTCTCTTTACGCGCGCCGCCGGTGAGAGTCATCTAGCGCACGAATGGCGCATAGCATCAAATTCAAAGTATGTAGAATGGGAAGATGAGCCGCCCTGCCCGCGCGGTCTCCTTATTTGCTATCACTGTGATAATCTTTCGGCTTGCACAAAGATTGGAGAAAAAGATACATGTCAGACCTGTGCCGAAGAGCAGTGAATAGAAAAACAAAAAAAATTGAAATCACAAATCATCAAAAGTATTTTTTCGAAGCCAAGCTAAAGAAGCAAAAGCATCACACGAGCCAAATGAGCACCATCAACATCAGCACTTTCCTGGTCAGCGACTACACCTTTGAGCGCATGCAGTCCTACGGCGACTACACTGAGTTCGGCACTTTCGATGAGTTCAAGACGCACAACCTTCAGTGCATCGCGGACCTTGATGAGGAGGACCGTGTCTGGGTCACGGGTCTCTGCAAGCGCATCAGCAAGAGGACACTCTGCATGATGGATGAGGAGTACGCCTCTTCGCACGACGTGTGGAACTTCTACTTCGACAAGAAGAAGAACATCCATGTCGTGTGCCCGCGCTAAGCTTTAGCGCACGAAGCTTTAGCGGACTAAGCATCAGAAAAACAAACGGACAAAATGAAAAGCCGATTTTTTCATTTTTTGAATTTGTGTAAATAGCTCCCTAAATAGACTTAATAAACTCCCACCCCATATCATCGCAGATACACTGCCAGATTTTATCCTGCATGTAAAGTTTTTCACGCGATTTAAGCAAAGGGAAGCACGGTAAAAAGTCATCCAGCTCCAGTAACTGACAAAATTTATACAACACATAGGAGTACGACAAGAAATTCGAACGTCCTTTTGGGCAGTGTTTGATGAAACTAGGCTGAATTTCTCTGAACATAAACCGCAATTTATCCTCAACTTCTCTAGAAAGAACAGGCGCCTGTACACCATTAAGACGGTTCATAATGTGTGCGACGTGCTCATAATACTTAGATAACTTGAGCTTCTTCAAAATCTCACGCAGTTTTGACGGTTTGAGCTTGAGTGTATCAATAATACGTTCCTTACGCAGCTCCATCTGAATCTGCTCAAAAATCTCAGTTGGAATCTCAGTTGTTTCCTTGGCTTGAAACTGCGCCAACCACTCATTAAGATGGTTGATTTTCTTATAGGCAAAATACGATATTTCACGTGGTGGGTCCTTATAAGAGGGCTTCTCAGAATCAATCAAGATAAAATCTTGGTAGCCGCATTCAGCGCAACCCAACATTGCCTCATTTTGCGAAAAGTGCATTTCATTGTCGCATACAGGGCAGCAGCCATAATCCGTTTCAATTCCTGAACCAGGCATTATACCTGATTTAATAGCACTGGGTTCAACAATTGACAGGTACTTTTCTAGTGCCTTATCACGACGGAGACCATCAATATCTGCAACGATTTGTGAAGCCTTTGTCTGAAGCTCCTTCTTCTTTTTAGCGACGCGTGGTTTTTTTTCGGGTTCTTCAGCTATTGTATTTGTAGCTGCATCAGCAGCTGACGTTTTAAAATAGGATAAAACCGAATTAGCTGGCGTTTTTAACTTATTGGATTCACGCTGCATTGAGCTGTCTCCAGTGGCAATGCGCTGTTGGGTATCGTAATATCCAAAAAGAATATCACCGACATTCAAATAATAGTTCATCATATCTTTATCAGTTTCAACATCGGCGATTCTGCTTTTTAATTCAGCCTCTTTTTCTAATGCCTCTTTGTGTTCATCTGTGAAGCGTGTTTCTACAGACCAGTTTTGTAATTTCTTAGAAATGGCGGCTAAATCCGCTTTTAATGTAGGTAAAGATTCTTTCAAATCTTTGAATCTACGTATCTTATCGTTATGAAATCCTTCAAGAGTGGTTAATTTGTCTTGTTGGACCTCAACGGGCTGTTCACTGTGAACAGGTACCAATAACTCATTTAATGAGAAAGAAGCCATAAGTATATCTTTCTTCCTCCCGGATTTGTTTAGGTGCGATACCCAGATTTTTAAAAAGTGCGTGCGGAAATTAAATTCCCCCGGCAAATTTTTTTCTCAGAGGGAGTTATAAACAAGCAACATGGGTGGCGGTGGTTTAATGCAACTTGTAGCTTACGGCGCGCAGGACATCTATTTGACGGGCAACCCTCAGATTACCTTCTTCAAGGTAGTCTACAGACGCCACACAAACTTCGCCATGGAGGCGATTGAGCAGACCTTCAACGGCTCTGCCAACTTCGGCAAGAAGGTAACATGCACAATCTCCCGTAACGGCGATTTGATCCACCGCATCTACCTCCAGGCCACACTCCCCTCAGTCACCCTCCAGGCGGCTGACGGCTCTGGTGCCCAGTTCCGCTGGCTCAACTGGGTCGGTCACAACTTGATTGCCAACGTTGAGCTTGAGATTGGCGGACAGAAGATCGACAAGCACTACGGTGACTGGCTCCAGATCTGGAATGAGCTTACCCAGGAGGCGGGCAAGCAGGCTGGCTATGCGGAGATGGTTGGCAACGTTCCCCAGCTGGTCAACCTCCTCACACAGGGCGGTGAGGACTGCGACAATGCGTGCTACCGTGGTGAGCCCAACGCCTCTTCTGAGGTGTTGAAGTGCGCCCCTGAGTACACACTGTACATCCCCCTCCAGTTCTGGTTCAACCGCAACCCTGGCTTGGCGCTCCCCCTCATCGCCCTCCAGTACCACGAGGTTAAGATCAACCTCCAGTTCCAGGAGCTCAACAACCTGTGCTGGGACATGACGGCGACATCCGGACACACAGTCCGTGACCGCGTCGCCCAGTCTGGCTTGGTCTCTGCCTCCCTCTACGTAGATTACATCTACCTGGACACGGACGAGCGCCGCCGCTTCGCCCAGGTCTCCCACGAGTACCTCATCGAGCAGCTCCAGTACACGGGCGGTGAGTCCGTTACATCTGCTCACAACAAGATTCGCCTGAACTTCAACCACCCTTGCAAGGAGCTTGTCTGGGTTGTTCAGCGTGACTCTTTCGTCAGCTGCGACGACAACGTTGTTGGCCCCTGGAAGGGACAGCAGCCCTTCAACTACTCCGACTGGTGGGACCGCGCCGTCCTGGAGTCTGGCTACTCCGTCACACGTGTTGAGGGCTTGGCGGGCAACAACCCCGTCGTTGCCGGCATCGTCCAGCTCAACGGACACGACCGCTTCTCCTACCGTGAGGGACGCTACTTCAACTTGGTCCAGCCTTACCAGCACCACACCAACATCCCCGCTGTCGGCATCAACGTCTACTCCTTCGCCCTCAAGCCTGAGGAGCACCAGCCCAGCGGCACATGCAACTTCTCCCGTATCGACAATGCCACACTTGTACTCACACTGTCCAACAACACGGTCGGTGCGCTGTACAGTGCCCAGGTTCGTGTCTATGCGACAAACTACAACGTGCTCCGCATTATGTCCGGAATGGGAGGACTTGCGTACAGCAATTAAAAACACGATTCACAGCACGCGGAAGTTCCCGGTGCTTATGTGGATTTTGCAATCAAATCAAAAATCAGTTTAAAATTGAAAATTATTTTCCATCTAATTGTTAGAATTTTATAAATGCTAACAACATGTATAGCCATAGTCACTGGTAAAAGAAAAGGTAATCCCTGTGAATACCCACGCTCTGCTGAGAATGAATACTGTGGAAGACACCAACGTAATTACCAACATGAAATTTTAACAAAGCAAGGTAAAATACCCTGTTTGGATTTCTTTCGTGGGTGTGATGCTTTAGTTGCTAAAAGCGGACGTTGTGATATATGTAAAGAGAAGAAATCAGTTAAGAAAACACCTTGTGCCAAGGAAAATTGTAAAAATAAAACAACAGGTGCTAAATATTGTGGAAAACATCAAAAACAGATGTATTTTGACGAAGAAAAGGATAAAAATATAAAGTATTGTGATGTAGATAGAAGCTGTTTTAACCTTTGTACACCTGGTTACTCAACCTGCGAAACCTGTAGAAGTAAGGCTTATGAGAATGATAAGATTAGAAAGGCAGCCCATAAAGAACACCATAATGCAATTGCGATGAATAAAGAGGCTAAGTCCCAAATCTGTATCAAGTGCGGGCGCGACTACGAACAGTTTAATACCAGTCATGGTAAGCCTAGTATGAGATGTTTAGATTGTAATAAAATCCAAGCTAATCAAGACGTAAAAAGGTCAAATAGAGAGCGTAATTACAAGAACGAAAATTTTCGCAGTCTTGAAAACTACTACTCTAATTATGTTAAATCAGCATATATACGCGGGTATTCTATGAATCTAACATTTGAAGAGTTTAAAGGGCTAGTTACTATGCCTTGTTATTATTGTCTTCACTGTGTTGAGAACGAAGTAAATGGTATAGATAGAGTTAATAATGATATAGGTTATGAAACAGATAACTGTGTGCCGTGTTGCGAAACGTGCAATATGATGAAGCACTATTTCCACCCATTATTCTTTATTGATATATGTAAAATTATTAGTAGCAAGAAGACTCCAACAAAAGACTTTTATAAGAAATGGAAAGAGTATTATGGTCGTTCCTGTAACAATAACTATACTAACTATAAAAAGAAAACAGAAGCGTTAAGAGGATTACCATTTAATTTAACTCAAGAAGAATGGGATAAGATAACTAGAGAAGCCTGTTATCTTTGTGGTTACCGTGACGCAAAGGGAATAGGAATAGACAGAGTAGACAATGCAAAGAGAGAATATAGTTTAGATAATGTTAAGCCTTGTTGCGGTGGTTGCAATGATATAAAAGGCGATATATCTTTAGAAAGTATCAATACAAAAGCAAAAGAAATTTCAGATGTCTGGTCCGAAACTATTATATTCGATTCTATTCCAAGGTCAAAAAATCCAATGAGAGAAGGTCCTAGGAAGAACGAAATTGTAGAAGCCGAAGATGAACCTGAAAGAAAGGTGTGGAAATCATTAAGTGTCTATTATGATATATTAAGTAATAGCAACAAGTTCTTTGAGTTCCAAGGAGACCGCCTCAAGGAAGTTGAATACGAATTACTAGTAGAAACAGTTAAGACGCGCCCTAGAGAAGAAGCATTAGCCTACATAAAAGGCTTTCTGGAAATCTTAAGCAAGAGAAGAAACATTTAGGAAAAAATTGAAATCCCTATTGAAAAAAGTCATAGGGTGCCCGTTGAGCTACTAGGTACCAAAGAAGTACCTAAGCTAAAATGACCGAACCCGAAGCAAAACCTTACAGCCATCCCATTCCCTACTGGGCTAGGGATGAGCGTTGGTACTCAAGCATGGGCGTCTGGATGACCCCTTGGGACACGACCGTACTTACCAGCCGCTACAAGTTGCTCAAACAACTTGGCGTTGGCGCCTACGGTGTTGTTGCCTTAGCGCAAGACTGCACAACCGGTAAAAGCGTGGCAATTAAGCGGGCGCGCTGGAACCACCCCAGGCGCGACGATTCGCACCCAACGCGCCTGTTGCGCGAAACTGCACTACTCCTAGAGTTGCGCGGGCTTCCCAACCTTCTGCAGGTGGAAAACATCCTTGTGTCCAAGTCGCCGACCTTCAAGGAAATATACGTGGTGACACAAGCCGCCGACGCAGACATGACGATGCTGTTCACCAATAAGGTGCTGATTGTGACGCACCATTTGCGCTGGTGGGGCTACAAGTTGAGCCTTGCCTTGGCGCTCATCCACGCAAAGGGCATTGTTCACCGTGACATCAAGCCTGAAAACGTGTTTATCACGGAGAACTGCGACCTTTATCTTGGCGACTTCGGGCTTGCCCGTGTTGTTGGGGCTAAAGCGATTCCCGTAGCAACCACGTCAAGCATGGAGACCCAGCAGGTGTGCACACGCTGGTACCGACCGCCTGAGGCACTGCTGGGCAAGGCGTCAGGCACGTCGATAGACATCTGGTCGTTCGGCTGCCTTATGGCGGAGCTGTTCCTGTTGATGCAAAAAGACGCGGAGCGCAAGCCACTCTTTCCTGGGTGGTATTCGGTGCACAGCCCGACTGACGGCGGCAAACTGGGCTCTGCAGCAAAGTACGACCAGCTAAGTGTGATTCAACGGGTGCTTGGCTGCCCGCGCCCTGGGCAGCCGCAAACAAAGGACAACACGTGGGACGGCAAGGAGCCCGCAACTACTGACGCGCAGGAGTTGGAGCGGTGGCAAAAGCAGTTCCCTGATGTGCCTGACGACCTGCTGGACGTTATGCACCGCTGCCTCCAATGGGACCCGAAGGAGCGCATAACTGCGGAAGAGCTGCTAGCGCACCCTGCATTCACGACCGTTCGCAACATGCGGATTGAGACGCCCGCTTTGGAAAAGGCGCGCGCCACGGGATTAGCTCTTGTCACGGAGTCGGATGCAGCAAAGGACGACGAAGGGCGGCGCGCAGCCCTAAAGAAGCTTGTGGAGCAACTGGAGCCATAGGCATAACAAGAAACGGGGGCTACAAAACAAAATAAAATATACTTTTTTCAGGTGGGTTCTTTGTGTAAATTTGATTATTTACTTATTTAACAAATAAATAAGCATAATGAGCCAGGAAGCCACGTTAACATATCTTTATAAGCTGTCAGCCACCCTTGATAATATGCAGAAGCAAATTATTACAATTAGAAGTGAGCTTTCGCGATTAATAGTTGATATTAGCAAAAATAATACAAAACCCGAAGATTCGGACGATGATGAGTTTAGTCTTAGAATGGAAGGTTCCAGATTCTTTTAGTCTGTGGTTCCTTTATCGTATTTTACATGGCACACTTTACATAAAAGCCACAGCGGAACATTTGCATGTTCTTCAATAAAAGCCTTCATAAAATCCTTCTGTTTTATGTTTGCCACACCGTCAGGGCGAATTTTATTTAATGCAGAAAGTGCAACATCATACCGCGAAAAGCCTTTATCATGAGCTCGTTCATATTGCGCCGCAGTTTCAGAACCGCAATGCTCACATTTTTTAATGGTATATAATTTACCTTTAAAGAATGTTAGTACAATATTTCGTAGCTCTCCCATTAATGAGTTAATAATAATATCGTTTGAATCAACAAGCGTTAGTCCATATTTATCAAATTGTTTACTACTATGAACTTTACTGTTAATATAATCTTGTTGCAGCCTCAGTCTTTCATTAGACATTATCGGCGTTGCCATCTTGTGTTTGCAAATCCGGCGGAACAACATTCAAATTTG